CACCACTAACAAAGTTTGACCCATTATTCCCAAATGCATTTGTTTTCATTATAATTGTCCTACCCTCACCCCCTGTATTATTATCAATTGTATAAATTCTTAATTGTAGAGATGTTATAGTGCCTGGAATACTGCTTAAATCGAAATAAAAAAATGTTCGATAAATTATTGAATTATAATTACCTTTACTAAATGTTTGTTGAGCAAATATAGCATTAGATACATTAGTTAATGAGGTATATGAATTAAATGAAGCTGCAGTTGTTGAATTTCTAGCTAATAACCAAGATGTAGTACTTGATGAACTGGAACCTACAGCATAAGCAACTGCATTTTTAGTTTCTTGTATATATACTATTGTTGCTGCCATATTCTTATATTATAATGTCACCCATGTTTTATCAGGATCGAACCATATAGATTGTGTCACTGTAGATGAACTACTTCCATTCATACCAAATCCTATTATTTTTACATATCCACTAGATGGTTTTGTACCAGAAAACGCACCATATGAGTTTGTAATATATAGTGGAGCTCCTGCTGGATATAAGGTACTAGAACCTGTCCTAAAAACTCCTCTTAGTAATACCCCACTAGTAGAAATTGTGCCTCCTAAAGCTAAACCTACCATTCTACCGACATTACTACTACTACTAATTGTTCTACCCCAAAGTCCTTGAGAAGATAAAAACACTACACTACCAAGCTGTGGGGCTAAAGTACCTGTTGATTGACCTCCAAAATAAACTACATCACCTGAAGCAAGGTTAAGTGATGTAACATGAGGATATTTTATTTTACCTGCTTGACCGAATACATCTGCACCTAAATCAATTGGATTTAAAATTGAAAGACTTCTATCTTGATCTAAAGTAGCTGAAGTACCACCAGCAATTACCACATTACGGTTAGTTGTAATGGTAATTGAAGAACCTGATCCTCCAATTACACCTGAAGTACCATTTGAACCATCTTTACCAGATGTTCCATCAACTCCTGAAGTACCTGATGAACCTGTACCTCCAGAAACACCTCCAGCACCACCTACACCACTTGAACCTGATGAACCTGAAGTACCTGAAGTATTACTTATACCATTTAAACCTGATCCTCCGTTTGCTCCATTTGATCCTGTTGAACCATCTTCTCCTGATGTTCCACTAGTACCATCAGCACCTGATTGACCTGCATCACCATTTGATCCTGTTGAACCATCTTCTCCACTTGTTCCATTGGCACCATCTACTCCTGATGCTCCTGCTGCTCCATTTGAACCATTTGAACCATCTTCTCCAGATGTTCCATTTGCACCATCTGCTCCTGATTGACCTGCACCACCATTTGATCCTGTTGTACCATCTTCTCCTGATGTTCCATTAGTACCATCTGCTCCTGATTGTCCACCATCACCATTTGTACCTGTTGAGCCATCTTCACCGCTTGTTCCGTTAGTACCATCTGCTCCGGATTGTCCACCTGCTCCGTTTGAGCCTTGAGAACCATCTTCACCACTTGTACCATTTGTTCCATCAGCACCTGATTGACCTGCATCTCCAGTTGTACCTGTTGAACCATCTTCTCCAGATGTTCCGTTTGTACCATCAGCTCCTGATTGACCTGCTACTCCATTAGATCCTGTTGAACCATCTTCACCGCTTGTTCCGTTTGTACCATCAGCACCACTTTGACCTCCATCACCATTTGTACCTTGAGAACCATCTTCACCTGATGTGCCATTTGTACCATCTGAACCACTTGCTCCTGCTGCTCCATTAGATCCTGTTGAACCGTTTTCACCTGAAGTACCATTAGTTCCGTCTGCACCTGATTGTCCTGCTGCTCCATTTGAACCATTTGAACCATTTTCACCTGATGTTCCACCTGCACCATCTACACCTGAGGCTCCTGCTGCTCCGTTAGATCCTGTTGAACCATTTTCACCTGATGTTCCGTTAGTACCATCTGCACCTGATTGACCTGCATTACCATTTGTACCTGTTGATCCGTTTTCACCGCTTGTACCATTTGTACCATCTGAACCTGATTGTCCTGCTGCTCCATTAGAACCTGTTGAACCATCTTCTCCACTTGTTCCGTTAGTACCATCTGCACCTGATTGACCTGCATCTCCAGTTGTACCTGTTGAACCATCTTCTCCAGATGTTCCGTTTGTACCATCAGCTCCTGATTGACCTGCTACTCCATTAGATCCTGTTGAACCATTTTCTCCTGATGTTCCATTAGTACCATCTGCTCCTGATTGTCCACCATCACCATTTGTACCTTGAGAACCATCTTCTCCACTTGTTCCGTTTGTACCATCAGCACCACTTTGACCTCCATCACCATTTGTACCTGTAGAGCCATCTTCTCCACTTGTTCCATTTGTTCCGTCTGCACCTGATTGTCCTGCTGCTCCATTAGATCCTGTTGAACCATTTTCTCCACTTGTTCCGTTTGTACCATCAGCACCACTTTGACCCGCATCTCCAGTTGTACCTTGAGAACCATCTTCTCCTGATGTTCCGTTAGTACCATCTGCACCTGATTGACCTGCTGCTCCATTTGTACCTGTTGAACCATTTTCACCTGATGTTCCGTTTGTACCATCTGAACCTGATTGACCTGCTACTCCATTAGATCCTGTTGAACCATTTTCTCCTGAAGTACCATTCGTTCCGTCTGCACCTGATTGACCTGCGTTACCATTTGTACCTGTTGAGCCGTTTTCACCTGAAGTTCCATTTGTTCCGTCTGCACCTGATTGTCCACCTGCTCCGTTAGAACCTTGAGAACCATCTTCTCCACTTGTTCCATTAGTACCATCTGCACCTGATTCACCTGCTTCTCCGTTTGTACCTATTGAACCATCTTCTCCAGAAGTTCCATTTGTTCCGTCTGCACCTGATTGTCCACCTGCTCCGTTAGAACCTTGAGAACCATCTTCTCCTGAAGTACCATTTGTACCATCAGCACCACTTTGACCTCCATCACCATTTGTACCTTGAGAACCATCTTCACCTGATGTTCCATTTGTACCATCAGCTCCTGATGCACCTCCATCACCATTTGATCCTACTGAGCCATCTTCTCCTGATGTTCCATTTGTACCATCTGAACCTGATGCACCTGCATCACCGTTTGATCCTACTGAACCATCTTCTCCAGAAGTACCATTTGTACCATCTGAACCTGATTGACCTGCGTCTCCATTTGTACCTTGAGAACCATCTTCTCCTGAAGTTCCGTTAGTACCATCTGAACCTGATGCACCTGCTGCTCCATTAGATCCTGTTGAGCCGTTTTCACCACTTGTTCCGTTTGTACCATCTGAACCTGATTGACCTGCTTCTCCGTTTGTACCTGTTGAACCATCTTCTCCTGATGTACCATTAGTACCATCAGCACCTGATTGACCTGCATCTCCTGATGTTCCATTAGAACCATCTTCTCCTGATGTTCCGTTAGTACCATCAGCACCACTTTGTCCTGCTGCTCCATTAGATCCTGTTGAACCATTTTCACCTGAAGTACCATTTGTACCATCAGCACCTGACTCACCTGCTTCACCATTAGTACCAGTTGAACCATCTTCACCTGATGTACCATTAGTACCATCAGCACCTGATTGTCCACCTGCTCCGTTAGAACCTTGAGAACCATCTTCACCTGATGTACCATTAGTACCATCAGCACCTGATTGTCCGCCTGCTCCATTAGATCCTTGAGAACCATCTTCACCTGATGTTCCATTTGTACCATCAGCTCCTGATGCACCTCCATCACCATTTGATCCTACTGAACCATCTTCACCACTTGTTCCGTTTGTTCCGTCTGCACCTGATTGACCTGCATCTCCATTTGTACCTGTTGAACCATCTTCTCCAGAAGTTCCGTTAGTACCATCTGAGCCTGATTCGCCTGCATCTCCATTTGTACCTTGAGAACCATCTTCTCCACTCGTTCCATTAGTACCATCTGAACCTGATTGTCCTGCTGCACCATTAGATCCTGTTGAGCCGTTTTCACCGCTTGTTCCGTTTGTTCCGTCTGCACCGCTTTCTCCTGCTTCACCATTTGTACCTGTTGAACCATTTTCTCCACTCGTTCCATTAGTACCATCTGAACCTGATTGTCCCGCTGCTCCATTTGAACCTGTTGAGCCGTTTTCACCTGAAGTACCATTTGTACCATCAGCACCTGATTCGCCTGCTTCTCCGTTTGTACCTGTTGAACCATCTTCTCCTGATGTTCCATTTGTTCCATCAGCACCACTTTGCCCCCCATCACCATTGGTACCTTGAGAACCATCTTCTCCTGAAGTACCATTTGTACCATCAGCACCTGATTGTCCACCTGCACCATTAGATCCTTGAGAACCATCTTCTCCTGATGTTCCGTTAGTACCATCAGCACCACTTTGTCCTGCTTCACCATTTGTACCTGTTGAGCCGTTTTCACCGCTTGTACCATTAGTACCATCTGAACCTGATTGTCCTGCTGCTCCGTTTGAACCAGTAGAACCATTTTTACCTGAAGTACCATTCGTTCCATCTGAGCCTGATTCGCCTGCTTCTCCGTTTGTACCAGTTGAACCATCTTCTCCTGAAGTACCGTTTGTTCCGTCCGCACCTGATTGACCTGCATCACCATTAGTACCAGTTGAACCATTTTCACCGCTTGTACCATTAGTACCATCAGCTCCTGATTCACCACCTGCTCCGTTTGAACCTTGAGAACCATCTTCTCCAGAAGTACCATTTGTACCATCTGCACCTGATTCACCTGCTTCTCCGTTTGTACCTGTTGATCCGTTTTCACCTGATGTACCGTTAGTACCATCTGAACCTGATTGACCTGCTACTCCATTAGATCCTGTTGAACCATTTTCACCTGAAGTTCCGTTTGTACCATCTGCACCTGATTCGCCTGCTGCTCCGTTTGAACCTGTTGAGCCGTTTATACCTGATGTTCCGCTAGTACCATCAGCTCCGCTTTCTCCTGCATCTCCATTTGTACCTGTTGAACCATCTTCTCCACTTGTTCCGTTAGTACCATCTGCTCCAGATTGTCCACCTGCTCCATTTGAACCTTGAGAACCATCTTCACCTGAAGTACCATTCGTTCCGTCTGCACCACTTTCTCCACCTGCTCCGTTAGAACCTTGAGAACCATCTTCTCCAGAAGTACCATTTGTACCATCTGAACCTGATTCACCTGCTTCTCCGTTTGTACCTGTTGATCCGTTTTCACCGCTTGTACCATTTGTACCATCTGAACCTGATTCGCCTGCGTCTCCGTTTGTACCTGTTGATCCGTTTTCACCTGAAGTTCCGTTTGTTCCGTCTGCACCGCTTTCTCCAGCTTCTCCGTTTGTACCTGTTGAACCGTTTTCACCTGATGTTCCTGATGTTCCATCAGCACCTGATTCACCTGCTGCTCCGTTTGAACCTGTTGAGCCGTTTTCACCACTTGTTCCGTTTGTTCCATCTGAACCTGATTCGCCTGCCTCACCATTAGTACCAGTTGAGCCATCTTCTCCTGAAGTACCGTTTGTTCCGTCCGCACCTGATTGACCTGCATCTCCAGTTGTACCAGTTGAACCATCTTCACCTGAAGTACCATTCGTTCCGTCTGCACCACTTTCTCCACCTGCTCCGTTTGAACCTTGAGAACCATCTTCTCCTGATGTTCCATTTGTTCCGTCTGCACCTGATTCACCACCTGCACCATTAGATCCTGTTGAACCATTTTCTCCTGAAGTACCGCTTGTACCATTAGCACCTGATTGTCCTGCTGCTCCGTTTGAACCTGTTGAGCCGTTTACACCACTTGTTCCGTTTGTTCCGTCTGATCCACTTTCTCCTGCTTCACCGTTTGTACCTGTTGAGCCATCTTCTCCAGATGTTCCGTTTGTTCCATCTGAGCCTGATTCACCTGCTTCACCATTGGTACCAGTTGAACCATCTTCACCGCTTGTTCCATTTGTTCCGTCAGCTCCGCTTTCACCTGCTGCTCCGTTTGAACCTTGAGAACCATCTTCACCACTTGTTCCATTTGTTCCGTCTGCTCCTGATTCTCCGTTTGCACCATTTGATCCTGTTGAACCATTAACTCCTGAAGTACCGCTTGTACCATTAGCACCTGACTCACCTGCTTCACCATTTGTACCTGTTGAACCATTTTCTCCAGATGTTCCATTTGTTCCATCTGCACCGCTTTCTCCTGCATCTCCATTTGTACCTGTTGAACCATCTTCTCCACTTGTTCCGTTTGTTCCATCTGCACCTGATTCTCCGTTTGCTCCGTTTGAACCTGTTGAGCCGTTTACACCTGATGTTCCTGATGTACCATCTGCTCCTGATTCTCCATTTGCTCCGTTAGAACCAGTAGAACCATTTTCACCTGAAGTACCACTTGTTCCATCCGCTCCACTTTCTCCTGCTTCACCGTTTGTACCTGTTGAGCCATCTTCTCCTGAAGTACCGCTTGTACCATCAGCACCTGATTCGCCTGCATCTCCAGTTGTACCTGTTGAACCATTTTCTCCTGAAGTACCGTTAGTACCATCTGCACCACTTTCTCCACCTGCTCCGTTTGAACCTTGAGAACCATCTTCTCCTGATGTTCCTGATGTACCATCTGCTCCTGATTCTCCATTTGCTCCGTTAGATCCTGTAGAACCATTTATACCTGATGTTCCGTTAGTACCATCTGCACCTGATTGACCTGCTGCGCCATTTGACCCTATAGAACCATTTACACCTGATGTTCCGCTAGTACCATCAGCTCCGCTTTCTCCAGCATCCCCAGTTGTACCTGTTGAACCATTTTCTCCAGATGTTCCATTTGTTCCATCTGCACCGCTTTCTCCTGCATCTCCATTTGTACCTGTTGAACCGTTTTCACCTGATGTTCCATTTGTTCCGTCTGCTCCTGATTCTCCGTTTGCTCCGTTTGAACCTGTTGAGCCGTTTACACCTGATGTTCCTGATGTACCATCTGCTCCGCTTTCACCTGCTGCTCCGTTTGAACCTGTTGAACCATTTTCACCTGAAGTACCGCTTGTTCCATCAGCTCCACTTTCACCATCATCTCCACTTGAACCTGTTGAACCATTTTCACCTGAAGTTCCGTTTGTACCATCTGAACCTGATTCGCCTGCGTCTCCATTTGTACCTGTTGAGCCATCTTCTCCACTTGTTCCATTTGTTCCATTAGCACCACTTTCTCCTGCTGCTCCGTTTGTACCAGTAGAACCATTTTCACCTGATGTTCCTGATGTACCATCTGCTCCTGATTCTCCATTTGCTCCGTTAGATCCTGTAGAACCATTTTCTCCTGAAGTACCGCTTGTACCATTAGCACCTGATTGTCCTGCTGCTCCGTTTGAACCTGTTGAGCCGTTTACACCTGATGTTCCGCTAGTACCATCAGCTCCGCTTTCTCCAGCATCCCCAGTTGTACCAGTTGAACCATTTTCTCCTGAAGTACCGTTAGTACCATCTGCACCACTTTCTCCACCTGCTCCGTTTGAACCTTGAGAACCATCTTCTCCTGATGTTCCATTTGTTCCATCTGCACCTGATTCTCCGTTTGCACCATTTGATCCTATTGAACCATTTTCTCCTGAAGTACCGCTTGTTCCATTAGCACCTGATTCGCCATTTGCTCCGTTTGAACCTATTGAACCGTTTATACCTGAAGTACCACTTGTTCCATCCGCTCCACTTTCACCATCATCTCCACTTGAACCTGTTGAACCATCTTCTCCTGATGTTCCGTTTGTTCCATCTGAACCTGATTCACCTGCTTCTCCGTTTGTACCTGTTGAGCCGTTTTCACCTGATGTTCCGCTAGTACCATTAGCACCTGATTCGCCATCAGCACCATTTGATCCTGTAGAACCATTTTCACCTGATGTACCTGATGTTCCATTAGCACCTGATTCGCCATCAGCACCATTTGATCCTGTAGAACCATCTTCACCTGATGTACCTGATGTTCCATTAGCACCTGACTCACCTGCTTCACCATTAGTACCAGTTGAACCATTCTCACCACTTGTTCCGTTTGTTCCATCTGAACCTGATTCGCCTGCCTCACCATTAGTACCTGTTGAACCATCTTCTCCTGAAGTACCATTTGTTCCATTAGCACCTGACTCACCACCTGCTCCATTAGATCCTTGAGAACCATTTTCACCTGAAGTACCATTAGTACCATCTGCTCCTGATTCTCCGTTTGCACCATTTGATCCTGTTGAACCATTAACTCCTGAAGTACCGCTTGTTCCATTAGCACCTGATTCGCCATTTGCTCCATTTGAACCTGTTGAACCATTTTCACCTGAAGTACCACTTGTTCCATCAGCTCCGCTTTCTCCAGCATCCCCAGTTGTACCTGTTGAACCATCTTCTCCTGATGTTCCGTTGGTACCATCTGAACCTGACTCACCATCGGCTCCATTAGAACCTGTTGAACCATTTTCACCTGATGTTCCGCTAGTACCATTAGCACCTGATTCGCCATCAGCACCATTTGATCCTATTGAACCATTTTCTCCTGATGTTCCGCTAGTACCATTAGCACCTGATTCACCATCAGCACCATTTGATCCTGTAGAACCATTTTCTCCAGATGTTCCATTTGTTCCATCTGAGCCACTTTCTCCTGCTTCACCATTTGTACCTGTTGAGCCGTCTTCTCCACTTGTTCCGTTTGTACCATCTGAACCTGATTCGCCTGCGTCTCCATTTGTACCTGTTGAGCCATCTTCACCGCTTGTTCCGTTTGTTCCATCTGAACCTGATTCACCATCGGCTCCATTAGAACCTGTTGAACCATTTTCACCTGAAGTACCACTTGTACCATCTGAACCTGATTCACCATCGGCTCCGTTAGATCCTGTTGAACCATTTTCACCTGATGTACCTGATGAACCATTAGCACCTGACTCACCTGCTTCACCATTTGTACCTGTTGAACCATTCTCACCACTTGTTCCGTTTGTTCCGTCTGAACCTGATTCGCCTGCATCACCATTTGATCCAGTTGAACCATTTTCACCTGATGTTCCATTTGTTCCGTCTGCTCCTGATTCTCCGTCTGCACCATTTGATCCTGTTGAACCATTAACTCCTGATGTTCCGCTAGTACCATCAGCTCCGCTTTCACCTGCTGCTCCGTTTGAACCTGTTGAACCATTTTCACCTGAAGTACCTGATGAACCATTTATTCCACTTTCCCCTGCTATACCGCTTGTACCTGTTGAACCATTTTCACCTGATGTTCCTGCAGAACCATTTGAACCTGATTCGCCTGCTTCACCACTAGAACCTACTGAACCATTTTCTCCTGAAGTACCGTTAGTACCATCTGCTCCGCTTTCACCTGCATCACCTGTTGTACCAGTTGAACCATTTTCACCTGATGTTCCGCTAGTACCATTAGCACCTGATTCACCATCGGCTCCGTTAGATCCTGTTGAACCATTTTCACCTGATGTACCTGATGAACCATTAGCACCTGATTCACCTGCTTCTCCGTTTGTACCTGTTGATCCGTTTTCACCTGAGGTTCCTGATGTTCCATCAGCTCCTGACTCACCTGCATCACCTGTTGTACCTGTTGAACCATTTTCACCTGATGTACCTGATGAACCATTAGCACCTGACTCACCTGCTTCACCATTTGTACCTGTTGAACCATTTTCTCCTGAAGTACCGTTAGTACCATCTGAACCTGATTCACCTGCTGCTCCATTAGACCCTGTTGAACCGTTTTCACCTGATGTACCTGATGTTCCATTAGCACCTGATTCGCCATCAGCACCATTTGATCCTGTTGAACCATTAACTCCTGAAGTACCGCTTGTACCATTAGCACCTGACTCACCTGCTTCACCATTTGTACCTGTTGAGCCGTCTTCTCCACTTGTTCCATTTGTACCATCTGCACCGCTTTCTCCAGCTTCACCATTAGTACCAGTTGAACCATTTTCTCCTGAAGTACCACTTGTACCATCTGAACCTGATTCGCCTGCTACTCCATTAGATCCTGTTGAACCATTTTCACCTGATGTACCTGATGAACCATTAGCACCTGATTCGCCATCTGCTCCGTTTGAACCAGTAGAACCATTTACACCTGAAGTTCCTGATGTTCCATCAGCTCCTGACTCACCTGCTTCACCTGTTGTACCTGTTGAACCATCTTCTCCTGATGTACCATTTGTTCCATCTGCACCACTTTCTCCTGCTGCTCCATTAGAACCTGTTGAACCGTTTATACCTGATGTTCCATTAGTACCATCTGAACCTGACTCACCTGCTGCTCCATTAGACCCTGTTGAGCCATTCTCACCTGAAGTACCATTAGTACCATCTGAACCACTTTCTCCAGCTTCACCGTTTGTACCTGTTGAGCCGTTTTCACCTGATGTACCTGATGAACCGCTTGTTCCACTTTCCCCTGCTATACCACTTGTACCAGTTGAACCATTTTCACCTGATGTACCTGATGAACCATTTGAACCTGATTCGCCTGCTTCACCACTTGTACCTGTTGAACCGTTTTCACCTGAAGTTCCATTTGTACCATCCGAGCCTGACTCACCTGCTGCTCCATTAGTACCTGTTGAACCATTTTCTCCTGAAGTACCACTTGTACCATCTGAACCTGATTCACCATCGGCTCCGTTAGATCCTGTTGAACCATTTTCTCCAGATGTTCCATTTGTTCCGTCTGAACCACTTTCTCCAGCTTCTCCATTTGAACCTGTTGAACCATCTTCTCCTGAAGTACCATTAGTACCATCTGAACCTGACTCACCTGCATCACCATTTGATCCAGTTGAACCATCTTCTCCTGATGTTCCGTTTGTTCCATCTGAACCTGACTCGCCTGCTTCACCATTTGTACCTGTAGAACCATTTTCTCCTGAAGTACCGCTTGAACCGTTTGTTCCACTTTCTCCTGCTATACCACTTGTACCAGTTGAACCATTTTCACCTGATGTTCCGGATGAACCTGAAGTTCCACTTTCTCCTGCTATACCGCTTGTACCTGTTGAACCATTTTCACCTGATGTTCCTGCAGAACCACTTGAACCACTTGTTCCTGATTCTTTACTATCACCTGATGATCCTGCTTCTCCAGTTGTACCTGCAGATCCACTTGAACCGCTTGTTCCTGATTCTTTACTATCACCTGATGATCCTGCTTCTCCTGAAGTACCCGCTGAACCACTTGTACCAGATTCTCCTGATTCGCCTGAAGTACCACTTGAACCATTTTCACCTGATGTTCCTGCAGAACCACTTGAACCATTTGTTCCTGATTCGCCTGAAGTACCGCTTGAACCATTTGAACCTGATTCGCCTGAAGTTCCTGCTGAGCCTGAAGTTCCTGATTCGCCTGAAGTACCGCTTGAACCATTTTCTCCTGATGTGCCTGAAGTACCAGTTGAACCTGATGTATTAGATTCACCTGATGTACCTGCTGATCCTGATTCACCTGATGTACCTGAAGTTCCTGCTGAACCTGAAGTATTAGATTCACCTGAAGTACCTGCTGATCCTGATTCTCCTGAAGTACCTGAAGTACCACTTGAGCCATTTGTTCCTGATTCACCTGATGTACCACTTGAGCCATTTGTTCCTGATTCACCTGAAGTACCACTTGAGCCATTTGTACCTGATTCTCCTGAAGTTCCTGCAGAACCACTTGTACCAGATTCGCCTGATGTACCTGCAGAACCATTTGAACCTGATTCACCTGAAGTACCAGTTGAACCTGAGGTTCCTGATTCGCCTGAAGTACCACTTGAACCATTTTCTCCTGATGTACCTGAAGTTCCTGTTGAACCTGAAGTATTAGATTCACCTGAAGTACCTGCTGAACCTGATTCTCCTGAAGTGCCACTTGAGCCATTTGAACCTGATTCGCCTGAAGTACCGCTTGAGCCATTTGTGCCTGATTCACCTGAAGTACCATTTGAACCATTTGATCCAGATTCACCTGAAGTTCCTGCTGAGCCTGATGTTCCTGATTCTCCACTTGTACCTGCAGAACCATTTGAACCTGATTCACCTGATGTACCTGAAGTACCAGTTGAACCTGAAGTTCCTGATTCACCAGATGTACCACTTGAGCCATTTTCTCCTGATGTACCTGAAGTACCCGATGAACCTGATGTATTAGATTCACCTGATGTTCCTGAAGAACCATTTGAACCTGATTCACCTGAAGTTCCTGCTGAACCTGATGTTCCTGACTCGCCTGAAGTACCATTTGAACCATTTGATCCTGATTCACCTGAAGTGCCACTTGAACCGTTTGTACCTGATTCGCCTGAAGTACCACTTGAACCATTTGTTCCACTTTCTCCAGATGTACCACTTGAGCCATTTGAACCTGACTCACCTGAAGTACCACTTGAACCGTTTGTACCTGATTCGCCTGATGTACCGCTTGAACCATTTGAACCTGATTCGCCTGATGTACCTGCTGAACCAGTTGTTCCACTTTCTCCTGAAGTACCATTTGAACCATTTGATCCTGATTCACCTGAAGTTCCTGCTGAGCCTGAAGTTCCTGATTCACCTGATGTACCTGCTGAACCATTTGAACCTGATTCTCCAGATGTACCACTTGAGCCTGTTGATCCTGATTCTCCTGAAGTTCCTGAAGAGCCATTTGAACCTGATTCACCTGAAGTTCCTGCTGAACCTGATGTTCCTGATTCACCACTTGTACCTGCAGTTCCAGTTGAACCTGATGTACCTGAAGTACCTGCTGAACCACTTGTATTTGATTCTCCCGAAGTTCCTGCTGAACCTGATGAACCTGATGTGCCTGATGTTCCTGCTGAACCTGAAGTATTAGATTCACCTGAAGTACCTGCAGTTCCAGTTGAGCCTGATGTGCCTGATGTTCCTGCTGAACCACTTGTGTTAGATTCTCCTGAAGTTCCTGCTGTTCCTGATGAACCTGATGAACCTGATGTTCCTGAAGTACCCGCTGAACCTGAAGTATTTGATTCACCTGAAGTTCCTGCTGAGCCACTTGAACCCGAAGTACCTGATGTACCTGCTGAACCACTTGTGTTAGATTCTCCTGAAGTACCTGCAGTTCCAGTTGAGCCTGATGTACCTGAAGTACCTGCTGAACCACTAGTATTTGATTCACCTGAGGTACCTGCAGTACCTGTTGATCCTGAAGTACCTGATGTACCCGCTGAACCACTTGTATTTGATTCACCTGATGTTCCTGCAGTTCCAGTTGAACCCGAAGTTCCAGATGTACCTGCTGAACCTGATGTATTTGATTCACCACTTGTACCAGCAGTTCCTGATGAACCTGATGTGCCTGAAGTTCCTGAAGTTCCTGCTGAACCTGATGTGTTTGATTCTCCACTTGTACCTGAGGTTCCAGTTGAACCTGAAGTACCTGAAGTTCCTGCTGAGCCTGATGTGTTTGATTCTCCTGATGTACCAGCTGAACCTGTCGAACCTGAAGTACCTGAAGTTCCTGCTGAGCCTGATGTGTTTGATTCACCTGATGTTCCTGCAGTACCACTTGAACCTGAAGTTCCAGATGTTCCTGCTGAACCACTTGTATTTGATTCTCCACTTGTACCTACTGTACCTGATGTTCCCGATGTTCCTGAAGTACCTGCTGAACCTGATGTATTAGATTCTCCACTTGTACCTACAGTACCACTTGAACCTGAAGTACCTGATGTACCTGCTGAACCGCTTGTATTTGATTCTCCACTTGTACCTGCTGTACCTGTTGAACCTGATGTTCCTGAGGTTCCTGCTGAACCACTTGTGTTAGATTCACCTGAAGTACCTGCTGAACCGCTTGAACCAGATGTTCCTGATGTACCTGCTGAACCTGAAGTGTTAGATTCTCCGGATGTACCAGCTGAACCTGTCGAACCTGATGTTCCTGAAGTTCCTGCTGAACCACTTGTATTTGATTCACCCGAAGTACCTGCAGTACCACTTGAACCAGATGTTCCTGAAGTTCCTGCTGAACCACTTGTATTTGATTCACCACTTGTACCTGCAGTACCACTTGAACCTGAAGTACCTGCAGTACCTGAACTACCAGATGTGTTAGATTCTCCTGAAGTTCCTGCAGTACCACTTGAACCTGATGTTCCAGATGTCCCTGCTGAACCGCTTGTATTTGATTCTCCTGAAGTACCTGATGTACCTGTTGAGCCTGAAGTACCAGATGTACCTGCTGAACCTGCTGAACCTGATTCTCCAGATGTACCACTTGAACCAGTTGTACCTGATTCTCCAGATGTACCACTTGAACCAGTTGTTCCACTTTCTCCTGAAGTACCGCTTGAACCATTTGAACCTGCTTCTCCTGATGTACCACTTGAGCCATTTGTGCCTGATTCGCCTGATGTACCACTTGAACCATTTGAACCGGATTCGCCTGAAGTTCCTGCTGAGCCTGATGTTCCTGATTCTCCTGAAGTTCCTGCTGAACCTGTTGTTCCACTTTCACCTGAAGTACCTGCTGAACCAGAAGTTCCTGATTCACCTGATGTACCTGATGTACCTGATATACCTGATGTACCTGATGTACCTGATTCTCCTGATGTACCACTTGAACCGTTTGAACCTGATTCGCCTGATGTACCTGATTCGCCTGAAGTACCTGATTCTCCTGAAGTTCCTGCGGAACCAGAAGTTCCTGATTCACCTGATGTACCTGATATACCTGATGTACCTGATTCGCCTGAAGTACCTGATTCGCCTGATGTACCTATTGAACCATTTGAACCTGATTCGCCTGATGTACCTGCGAGGCCTGAAGTTCCTGATTCTCCTGAAGTACCTGCTGAACCTGAAGTATTAGATTCTCCACTTGTACCTGATGAACCATTTGAACCTGATTCACCTGAGGTTCCTGATGTACCTGTTGTACCTGAAGCACCTGATTCGCCTGAAGCACCTGATGAACCTGAAGAACCTGAAGAACCAGATGTACCTGATCCTCCGGATGCACCACCAGCTCCTATAAATATCCAACCTGAGTAATCAACTGCTGTAATATTACTTGGGTCTACTAAAACATAAATACCATTATTTTCGGTTGTTGTATCTTGAGCAACTGTAACAGTCATACCCTCATAAACATAAGAATTTCCATCATTAGCAGTCCAATTGGAAGCTACAATTAAATCGGCCTTTGTAGGTATGTTTGCACGTGCATCAAATGCTCCCGCTTTTTCAGGTTCGAAATTTCCTGCAAATGGTAATAATCCTTTATCTCTTCCCATATTATACTAAAAATCTTAGCGATCTACCACCTATGGTAGATCCGTTATGTGTGTATCTATTATAATTAACTATATTGCCTTGAATTGTATTAGTTACTGATGTAACTGTAAATGAGGATAAACTAATGGTATCCCATTGACCACTCAAAGTATTAAATTGTTGTAATCCTGTTATTGTTGACCATGCTACTGGTATATCTATTGTTTGTTTATTTCCTCCTGTTTCTGCTACCATGGCTACTTGAATTCTCTGACTCATAGATTGGAGTCCTTGTTGTGTTAAAGTAGTAATATTAGAAGTAGTAGCAAATACTGGGTAAACACCTACCAGTGATCTTGATTTTGGAGGACTTGTTGTACCTGCTGGAAGTGGAGAATCAAAATTATCTCCTACACTGTCTAGAGGTTGTTGACCTGCATCATAAGAAACTGCTGATGTCCATGTGTTATTACCTTGTAATATTGTGTATGAACCCGCGAGATTTATATTATTAGTTAAAGATGTACTAACTATAGTAAAATTTGCATTGGGTCCAGTATAAACATATCCATTAGGTAAACCACTTCTAAACCCATCTGTACCATAATCTGGGTTGATGGATCCTCTATTAAATGATGAATTTAAATTAATTAATGTGGATACCATATCATACACAGTTCCTATTTCTCTAAAATTACCACTTATATTTGGAGTTGTTGTTACATTAAAACCATTTGAAGGGGCAGTTAAAGTAGGGTATAAAGTTGGATACAACATTAAATTCATCATTTGTTCAAATGTTTTTGCATTAAATGTTGTACCAGATGGTATAGTATCAAATGGGGAATTACCTGGGAAATTTAAAGGTGTTGGGGTTGCATTTGTAAAAAGTGGCTCTGTTGCAGTTGCCTCAATGGTTATTTCATCTGCAGATGTTTGTGTAATAGTAATACCTGCTCCTTCTGTAAGATTAACAGTAGAATCTGCTCCCGCTGCAGCATCTAAATTTAAAGGAACACTTGTTCCTGATTTAGGGCCTGCTTCTAATGTGTAAGTATCACCACCACCACCACCTTCTATTTCTATATTAACTTTATTATTACCGTCAGTAGTTATACCAGCAATACCAGCTCCAAAGAAGTTTAATTCTGTAACACCAGTTTCAATTTCAGTGCCATCATCATAAATAGTAACCCCTGCAAATCCTGGGATTTGGGATAAATCAAATGATCTTTTTAAAACATCATTTACTCCATTATTGGTAAAAAATTGTAGTTGGGTACCTGAAATTGTGACATCATACAATAGTTGGGAAAAATTCCCATCTACTTCTGTCCAAGTTAACTCAGAACCTTTTATATTTCTTAAGATTAATCCCATCTAATTTTATTTATACATATTATAAAAAATCGTTATCATTACTTAGATTTTGAAGAAAAATTTGTATAATTGTTATTCGATTGAATGCTAAGACGAGAATTGTCTTTTTGAGATTGATTATTTAATTGTTCTATATTTTGTACTGTCTCCATATTAAAATTGATTTGGGTAGGGGTATTCATTTTTCTAATTGTACTTAATTCTTTATTAATTGTATCAGGTACTAAATAACCATAAAGTTTTAATGAAAAAGTTGCTTTAACAGATCGTTCACCTTTTTGTTCTATTTGTACTGGGGTTGCGAAGTTGTCTATTCTTGCTCTAAATTGGTATCTTTCAGGATTACCCCAATACGAATCAGATGCATAGTTTATAGCTTCTACTATTTTATTTAATTGTTCTATATAATAAGTAGCAACAATAAAATCATAAGTTAGATTAACATAATCGGGTACTACAACAGCATAGTTAACTTTTTGGGGTATTTTATTATTTAGTGTATTAAAATTATCATAAGCATTATTAACACTATATTGTTTTTGAAAAATACTTACATTGTGGGGATTATTTGCATCTAATTTATTAGCTATATTTCTAACTTTTTCAATATTACTTCGTTTAAATGTAATTAAGGGTAACATTATTTTACCATTCTTATCCCTATAATATCCATCTTTTTGAATTTGTTTCCACCTTTCAGGAGCACCATAAATAAAAGGTACTTGTTGAACTGTTCCATTTTGTATTACTGTAGGTTTAATAACCTCCTCCATATAATACATTATAGCTTCATCAATATCTTTAATTCCTAATGAAAAGGGTTTTGTATTATCATCTCTAAAGGATACTTGATTACCTCTATTTACAACATTAGAATTATTAGGGTTACCTGTTTCCGAGAAACCAGGAGAACCCGGTGGCGGGTTATAAGGTTCAATTTGAGAATTTAATATTTCTCTTTGTGTTTTAGGTATTGGTATTTTTCCTCTATTAGCCATTTAATGATGGGTTTGAATTATTTCCAGTATATAATCTTTCTTGTGTAATCCCGACTTTATCTGCTGGTACATAGTGGGTTTGACAAATTATTGAAATAGATGAACCAAATTCCTCTAAGCCTGGGTTTTGTAATTGAGGTGAATTTGGATAATCTGGGTTTTTACCCATAAAATACTGATTAGCATTAACCACATCTACTTCATAGTATCCTTCTTGATATAATATAATATCTCCAACTTCAGGAACTAAATCAGCTCCATATTGATAGTTTGTAGGAGCAAACTCTGCATTAAAATCAGGGTTTTTATTTAATAAATCATCTCTGAGAAATTTAAAAGTAGCACCCCAACTAAAATCTGTACCTAATTCAGTTTCTGGGAAGTCCTCATTATCTCTTTCTATAAGACAATTAAGTAAAACAGGACCCATATAAAATTTTTCCTCAGCTGCTTCTCCATATATGTTTACTTTAGTTTCCTCTAACTTAAATTTATAGAAAGAACATTGTTGGGTAATGATGTCAGCCATCAATTCCCTATTCAAATGTCTAAATAGACTTATGTCTCTTGCTCCTCCAAATAATGCCATACTATCCTATGTAAATTGGAAAGGGAACATTAGCTAATTCATCTTGTATAAATTTACTTTCTGCTGCTCTTCTTTCTAATAATTTTTCTCTTGATGTTTCTCCTAAATAAGCTCTTAATCTATCAATTAATCTTTCTTTTTCTCCTGTAGCTGCTGTTATTAAATCATTTGCATTTAATGTTACATTATCTCCTGGTATTGGGACTACTTGGTATTTACCTCTAACATATCCTAACATTTCTTTACATATAGCCAAAGCATACTCAAATATCCAACTTCTACCAACAGAATTAATATCATCATAATTTGGGTTCTCATAAGGAACATCATAAATATTTGAAATAGTACTACTTCCTCCTACTACAAAAGAGGCTGATGATCTTTCTGATTTAAGAAGATATTCAAAGTATAATTTAGGAACTGCTCCATCTGGTATGGGGAATATTCTTAGTTTATTATTATGCATTTCAAAAGAGTAATTAGCTCTTCTAATCATGTCATTGAACTCAATGGTTTGAATTACCTGCAAATCATAATTAATAGGCATTAATAAGAAATCTACACCTGCTGGTGAATAGCCATCCCAACCCATAGTATCCATTAAATTCATAGTACCCATTCCAGTACCAATATATGGATCAAAATATCTTAAAAGTGCAGGGGGTGTTTCATAAAATACTCTCATGATTTCTATATCATGATTTTTATAATGAGGTATATTAGCTTTAGCCCAAGCTTCTAAATCATAATCTTGAATTGATGCTGTTAATTCTACTGAACCCTTATGCCAATCTACATTACCACCAGTTCCAGCTTCAACTCCATATTGTTGAGATATTTCTATAATTCTTCCTAAGTTAGGTACAATTACAGTATTTTGAATATCCATAGTAGAAGCATCAGCTCCTTCAAGTGTTAAATAATTATCTCTAACTTTATACCCATATAATTCATTAGCATAAATAGTTACTGCTTCTTCAAAAGCAGCATAAAAGTTTATATCTTGTAATTCAATATCTACAATTGGATAACCTAACCTTCTAGCTGCAAAAGTTGCGAACTTATCTGCATCTTCTTGAAATTCAGGGTCATTATCATAAAACCCAAAAGGTGTATCTCCTGGTTGAAATGAACTTGATCCGGGCCATATTGCTACGTTTGCCATATTTTTTTATTTATACGTTATCTGAATTAACAACTACATATTCAACATCCATTCTTTCTGTTTCAGCATATACAGAAATAAATTCTATATCTTGACTAAAGAAGCCATTGAACATACTTCCTGTAACTTGAGGACTTGAAAACATTAATGATGAAGTGGGTAATAAATCCATCGTCCAATAACTTCTTGGTCCATTTTCTGTAAAATCATTTAGTGTTAGGTCAAATACAACATCAGTTGCATTTCCTATACTGCTGCCACCTACTGTTAAAGTTTCACCTACTACATACCCATTTCCTGGGGTAGCTATTGTTGCTGTAAATATGTTGGTTGTTATATCTTGTGATATAAGGGGTGTTAAAGTTACTACTGATGAATTTTGTACATCACTAACTTGTAAAGTTGTAGTGTAATCTGAACTTACTATTCCAAATCCTAAATTTGTTAATTGAGCATCTGTAATTGTAATAACTTGATTTTCTTCATATCCGGTTCCTATATTAACAGGTGTTACTGTAGTAATTACTCCTCCTAAAGATACTATACTAACTGTAGCTCCATGACCTGTTGGAGTATAAACTGCTACTTCCCTTGTTATATCACTAGTTACAGTTGGTGTTAAACCATTATTTGTTAATGCTACTCCACTTACTAATTGTCCTGTTCCTAAAGCACCTTGTGCTATTGTTAATGCATCTCCCACAACATAACCTCTACCAGTTTCTAATACAACTGCACTAGATACTGTTGGCGCTTCAGGGTTAGCTCCTGTTACTATTACAGTTGCTATTGCTCCTGTTCCTGTTCCGCTACTTAGAGGAACTACGTAAGTACCAGTGGCACAATTAGTAGCATTAGATGCTATGGAAATATTATCTCCCACAATTAAAGACGATGATATATCGATATCTAACGTCATGCCTGAGCCATTAAAACTAGAAGTTGTTTCAACTCCTAAATATAATCCTGTTACTCCTCCTACTCCACCACTAACGTAAGATGAAATTAAATTTTTTCCTACAATACCTTGCCCATCTGGGGATTTTGATGAAGTAAAAGAAACTGCTAAAGAAGAGTCTGTATCTAAGTTAGTAATCCTAGCATACTTCATACTACTTGAAGGAAAAGTACCTGCTGATGGGTCTACCCCATTAACATTAATTAAATCAATTGAAGTAGATGCTGGTATAGTTACTATTCTTCTATCTACATTAGTAATATTACTTAATGTGTTAAAAGTTTCATTTGTAGTTTTTATACCTTTAACTACGTGTTCCTCCTTAATTTTAATTTGGAATGAAGATGGAGTTAGTATAGATGCCATGTTTGAATTTTGTTATAAATATATAAGAATTTATTTAATATATAAAATTATTTTTTGTTTCTACCACTAGTGCCTGAAGATCCTAAATTTATACCTTGGGCACTTGCTTTTTCATATACTTGAATTAAATCATCAACAATAGGGTCTCTATGGTTTTTGAGTAAAGTTATACCAATACCATTTTTAATAGTACGCATTGATTTATATAAAAACCTAAATCCGGACTCACGTTTTGATTTTAAATCAACTTGATGATCATCCCCACATACAATCATTTTAGAACGTAAACCTATTCTGGTAGCTATCATTTCCATTTGTTCATGGGTAACATTTTGGGCTTCATCTACAATTATACATGAATCTAAGAATGTTCTACCTCTCATAAATGCTAATGGAACTATTTCTATTTTACCATCTTCAATAAGTTTTTCTATTTTTTCTTTATTATAAAGAGCATACATATTTTGGTAAATAGGTTGAATCCAAGGATCCATTTTTTCTCTTAAATCACCAGGTAAAAAACCTATTTCTTCTTTTGACACTGTAGGTCTGGTGATTATGATTTTATCATAGTGTCTTCTAAGAAGACCATCTAATGCTACTTGTACTGCTAAAAGGGTTTTACCTGAACCTGCTTTACCAGCTAACATTGCTATTGTATTTTGTAATATTTTTGCTTTTGCTTCTTTTTGTTCTTCGTTTAATGTTATTTTAAATTTTATTGGATTTTTTACTACTCTTTGTTTTCTGTGTACTTCATCTGTGTGTGGTTTAGATGCCATATTTTTTTTCATTTAAAAACTATTTATTTATCAATTATACATATTAAAAAAAAAGCCCCGCTAATGCGGGGCTTTAATTACTATTAATTATAATCTATTGATTATAGAGTGTTTAAACCTTCTACGAAGATCTTACCATAAAATTCTGGTCTCACTACTTTCTTAGCGTAACGAGTCAGTAATCCTTTACGTGGTGTGAAGGTTTCTGGATCGTATACTAGAGGAGTCATAATTAATGGAATGTATGGAGCAAATACAGCACCTGCTTCTAAGAATTGTCCACCTCTAAAGCCCATTAAAATGGTATTTTCAGTCATGTATGGGTTCTTATAAACAGTATATCTTGAGTTGATAGTACCAGCTTTTTGTACACCGAATGCGTAGCTCATTTTAGCAGCATCACCATCAGAAGTACTAGCAAATCCTGGAATAGATTCGATAATAGTAGCTACTGTTGGAGAACATACCATAAAATTAGCTCCACCTCTTAATGTTTTCTGGTGAATTATGTTACTCAATTTCTGCATTTTAGTTCCTAAAGTTTGGAACCATTGTCCTTGTGAATTATAGAATCCTAAATCGCTATCTAAAACTCCTGTTGCATTTAATGCTAAGTTATTCTGTGCACTCCAGTACTCAGTACCAGCAGATGCAGATTCGATTAACATATCAAGAATTTCTAAATCAATTTCTAATGAGATATACTCACTCATAATTGAAGTTAATTCAGCTTCAGCATCCAAAGAATGGTAAGCATTTAAATCTTGAGCAAACTCAGGAGTCCAAACTGCTTTCAATTTACGAGTCTTAGCAACAATTGCTTCTGACTGCATTTGAATGTTGATTTCTGGAATTGAAATTGGTGAATTATCAGCATTTAAGTTGTTGTTACCATCTTCAAAATCACCTCTTTGAGCATCATTTGTTTGTAGTAAATACTCTACATTAAATGTTGCAGCATCAACTAAACCTGTGTTAACTATGTAGAAGTTTAATTTAGCACCATCAATTTTTGTAAATTGTGGTAATTGGTTAGCTACTGTTGGAGCAGTATCTGTACCATCTACTAAATAAAATCCTTTTACACCTCTAGTGTCATAGTTAGGAAGTGCTGTAAGATCAATTTGAATTAAAGAAATTTCTCCAGCTACATAAGATGCAGATACTGAAGAATCAGCTTGTAAATCAGCATACCAATCAACATCTGTAAGTGCATCTGTTACAAAGTTTGTACCATCTGTTTCAGCAGCTGATTGTGTGTTGTTGATTGAATATCCGAAACGTCCAGCTCCGTAAAGACCACCTGTAGCACCGTTACCAAATGGAAGGTTTCCATCAGTATCACCATATAGTGACTCGTTAGCTGCGAATGGCGCTTTTGTAGTTCCATATTGGAAATCTAAGTAAAATACTAGACCAGAAGGTAAGTTCATTGGTTGTACAGAAACGAATTCTTTCGCTGCTATCTGTCCAAATACTTTTCTTACTAATGGTAAAGCAACTCCAGCCCATTGTGCTCCTGTACCAGGAGTAAATGTACCAGCTCCAGGAAGTGGACCTCCTGTATTACTTTCTTCCATAACTAATTGCTTAGCTTGGTTTTCAAGAATAAGAGACATATTGTTTTTTTCAGTTTCGTTTCCGATACCTTCTAATAAACCTGTCTTATTCCATTTGTTTGCTAATCTAGCCGCATCACTTTGTAGCGACTTGTAAGGATTAGCACTTTCTAAAAGAGAATTTAATTGACTCATTTTTTTTTAATTTAAGTTTTATTATTAATTTTTAATTTTTACTAAATTAGACCAGCTAATTTCTTGAACCTGTTAACCATCTCATTTGATTCAACAATAGGTTGTTTCTTAGTTACTTTTGGAGTTGCTGTTAAATTAGAAGCACTACCTTTTGCTCTAACACCTTCTGTAATAGATTTGTTTGTAGCTTTCGCTTTAACTGAACTATTAAGTGTTTCGAACACTAATTTTACTTCTTTAACTGTTTCAGCTCTATCAAAAGCTCCTAATACTTTAACTTTTTGTGCTTCAGTAAGATTTTTACCACGGAACACTTTGTTTGTGTAAAGTAGTTTAGCATTTAATAAATTGATTTCATTTAATTCAGATTTTAATGTTTCAATGGTAGACATTGCTTCATCTAAATCTACTTTAATTTCATCAACATCTTCTACTTCTTTAACACCTTTTTGTTGAGTAACATCTGAAGCTGAGGATCCTGCTTTACCAAGTAAATCTGCTAATTTCTTAGCTTTAGGTCCAAGATCACCTTTTTCAGCTTTTTCTAAAGCTTTGCTTAAGGCAGCAGAACCTCCTAATAAAGAAGCTACACCAGCAGCTACTAGACCTATACTAACAGGTTCTTCATTAAGTAATCCTTCTTCTAATTCTTCTACTTCAACATCGTCTTCTACGTCAATGTCAACATCAACGTCTTCTTCGTCTTCTTCGAATGATTCACCAGCTTCAATTTCACCTGATTCAACCATATCTTCGATTACGTCTTCGATAAATTTCTTAAGATCATCTTCTGACATATCTTCGAGGTCAATGTCCTCATCTTCCATGTCTTCTTTTTCGTCTTTTTCTCCGTCTAAGTAGCCTTCTTCTTCAGCATCAGTACGAGCATCTTCATCAAGATCTTCTTTCTCGTCTTTCATACCATCTAAGTAGCCTTCTTCTTCAGCATCTGTACGTTTATTTTCTTCAAGATTTTCATCTTTTTCTAGTTCTGCTAAAATTTCATCTAAATTGAATTCACTTTCCTCTTTGATTTTACGCATTTTTTCAGTTTTGGTCTCAGCCTTGTTATCAGACTTACGATCATCACCTTCACGTTTTTCCTTTTTGGTCATGTACTCTTTTTTTTCTGTAATTTCAGCTTCGTCTACGTCATCATAAGATTCTTCCACATTGTCTTCATTTTCCATTTCTTCTAGCTTGCTAGCAAACATGGCTTGGACTTGTGGAGAGAATGCTTCTTCTAACGCGACTTTTGCATTTGCTATTGCTGATTCTTTTACAGCTTTAGCGTCAGCGATTGCTTCGTTTAAAAAGTTTCTGTTCATTTTTTTCCTAAATTTTTTGTTGGGAAACTACGTTTATTAAGAAACGTAATGGGGGTTGTAAATAATTCTTTTGATGCCATATAAGAAATGGCATATTATCAATTATACGTATATGAGGAGATATAAAAATACAAAAAGGCGCTCCAAGAGTGGAAACGCCTTTTTAGGAAATCAGGGGGTAAAATTATTGAACTGGGCAAAATCCATGTGAACATAGAATTTCACCTAAAATTTCATTTACTGTTTTATATTTATCTTGGGATTTAAATTCCTTACTTTCTTGTACTAACTGCATATATGAACCAGGATTGGAAGGTGTTGATACAAAATCCCAACACAATAATTCAAAATCATCTTGTACTTCCATTACTCCACCTTTATCTTCTAATGAGCCCATACCACGAGATGAAACACCTACTGTAATACCACTTTCAATAAGTGCTTTAAGAATATTACCAGCTGGGGTTGGTAAAATTTCTATTTTACCCATTACATTATCTCCATCCCACCACATATCAGAGATATTATGGGATACATTTTTTAAGTTAATTACTGAAGATTCAGGATGGTCTAATTCACCCATTGCTCTATGCTCTTTAACTAAGGGCATATATTTATCTATTTCTCTATCCCATAAATCTTTTGAATAGTATCTACCATTGCCATTTTTTACTTCAGCTGTAGCTAATATTCCCTCAACTAAGGGAAGACCTCTACCTGATTTGTTTTCAGATAGTCTTACCTTATTGGGTTTAAAGACATGGGTTTCTACTAATAATTGACTCATATTAGTCTTCTTTAAATTTTTCTAGTCCTGAATATGACTCTGGGTTTTCATTAGAGTTTTCATTACTATCTTCGTTACTGCCTAGGTTACTATTATCATTGCTACCTTCATCTACAACTCTCTTATATGCTTTACCACACATTTTCTCATACATTTTTTCCATGCCCGCTTTTTTCTTTTCTAAAAGTTTTACTTCGCGTTGCATTTCTTTCATTTTCTTCTTATCTACTAACTCAGATAAACTATCATCTTCAGTTACCATAGAAATCCTACCATTTTTACCTTCAATTATTTCATCTAAAGCATTTATTTGCAATTCTAGAGTAGCAATTCTTCCATTCTTTTCAATTTCAGCTAATTTGCTATCTGTTGTTTCTTTTTTTACTTTTTTAGCTTTTTTCTTAGGTAATTCTTTTTCTCCTAAAGGACCGCTTTCGTATAAGTCTAATAATGATATCATATGTGTTGTGTTTTTGTTTTCTTTAATTTCTATATAACCAGTACCTACTTCACCTTCTGGGAAGTCTTTTTTAGTTTCAGCACCATAACCTCCACCTACACCAGGGTCTTTAACCATTTTTCCTTTACCTAAAGCTGGTGCTTCTTCTGTGTAGCCTATTCCTTTAATTCCAAATTGAGCTTCTTCAACATAGTATAAAGGATTTTTACTAATATTTTTAATAACTAAATCAATTAATTCTTGTTTAGTTTTATCTTCATTAGCTACATCTGTTAACTCTGTATAATAACCTTGACGAAACTGTTCACCAGGTATATTATCAAGAGCTTTATCATCTTTATAATCATATCCCCTGTTAGGGGCTTGTAAGTCAGTTACTCCTTTAGTTACTTTTTTTTCAATAGCTTTAGCTTCTTCCTCAGATATTAAATTCATATTTTTATCAAATAATTTAAACCAATCTGGTTTTTCAGTTGAGCCTGTGGCTACATGAATATTTTCTGATATAATACTTCTTTTAATTAAAGCAGAAGATGCTTCTCCAAACCCAGCAGCATTACGTACTAAATTGGGATACTTAGATTTAACTTCTTTAAGGAAAATTTCTTTACTACCTTTTCCCTTTTTAATTTGGTTGTATTGTTCTTGTAATGTTTTCATTTATTTTCCTTTTAATAAGTCTTTTATGTCTTTTATATAGTCTAAAACTAAATCTGTTGGTTTAATCACCTCAAATGAACCTGGATTTTCTGAGTAGTAATCATTAGTTTCATTTTTAGCATTGCTCAACATCTTATAAATATCATTCATTTCTTGCTCAATCACATCGAATGATGATATTCTTTCTTGTTGGAATGACTTAACATCACTATCTTCAAATAATTGTTTAACTTCTAAACCTGACCCTTTAATTTTTTTTGGAACTAATTTGTATTTAAATTGCTTTACATAAGCATTATCTTTAACCCCATTTTCACTTGCTTTAGGGCCTGGACCTAATGATGCTCCTATTCCTTCTTGTACGGGTTTTTTCTTTTTCTTTTTTGGTTTTTTAAAGGCATAAGGGGTTGCATATTGCATCCCAGTACCTCCCGTAAATGAAGCAGCACCTGCTCCTCCACCTGTTGTAGACATTTCATCTAAATCAGTTTCATTAACTCCCCTTGATTTTTTATATTCTTCTGGGTAATTGTTTCGAATGTGGGTTCGTATGATATTTCTTAATTTTCTAGAATCTTCATATATTTCTAGAAATTTTTTATCATCTTTAGCTTTAACATAAACCCCTTTAGCTGTTTTAACTAAATCATCTGATTCATCTAATAGCTTATCTAAATTAGGTATTTGTAGAATATCCCAAGTTATAGCACCAGTTTCTGAGTCTATATCAGTTACTGTAGATAGAAATCCATCACGAACTTCTTTATCACCTACTTCAACCTCTTTTAGTTTATATTTGTGCCCCATTTGATTTTTTTAATTCTTCTAATAATGAATGATATTGCAACAAATCCACTAAATGCTTACTATTAATAACTGTTCTTTTATTTAATTCTTTAATTAATGAATGTACTTCATTTAATTTAATTTTAATCACTTCACTTGAAACAACTTTTAATTGTTTAGTAATTTCTTCTTTGATAAAATTAACTTCTTTATTATAAAATTCTTTTAATGATGGGGTATTATCTACTGATTCAATAAATTCTTTAAGAATATATTTTTGTCTTTTGTTTAATGAAGAATATTTATTATTAAAGTTTTCTAACATAATATGATATGTTAAAGTACGAATGTCTGCATCTTGAGATTTAAATTCTTCGATTACATTTTCTTTTACATTATCTCTATCTACTGATTTTGATGTTAAGTATTCTAATAATGTTACTTTATTATCAACTATTTGATTAGGGTCTATTAATTTTTTAGTATTGTAAGTTTCAATTAAGGTATAAAAAGAAGCTTGTGCCTTATAATCATTAAGTTTGGTTTTAAATAAACCTTCTACATTATAGTGCTCTTTTAATGATTTTATTAAACTATATTTTTCTTTTCTAATTGCAGTTCTGTTTAATTTTTTAGATTGCTCTAAAACTGTATCTAATACAGCAGTTGCTTTAAGAGAATTTAACCCTTTTGAATTAAATAGGGTTTCATACAATTTATACTCTTTCCCTAATTCAGTATTGACGAAGTGAGATTTAAGAATATTAATAGCTGGGGAGTCCTTGCCTGATAAGGTTTCCGAAGTAATTTTTCTTACTACTACTTCGAATAAAATACCAGTATTTTTAAATTTTGAGTGTTTTATATACATCAATACCTATTTTTTTATAAATATACTAAAATTATTGTTCCTTGATATTTGATTCATCAAGAAGCGAACTTTCTTCGCTATCTTGCTCAAATACTAATCTTTTCCCAGTAGGAATTGATTTTAACATAGATTGATGTTTAGAAATATGGATATTATTTTCTAAAGCTAAACCTGATTTTGATGGGTTATTGTAATCATTTTTCATTCCATCTCTTCCTAATCTATCTTTACCAAAATTATCATCTTGAGTATTTCTCTTAGATGCTTTTTCTTTTGGTCTTCCTAAAACTGTTTTTTCATCTTTAGCATATTCATCAGGTTTTGGTACTCCACCTGGATCTGAATACATTCTACCTTTACCATATAATGAGGCTAAATCATGAGGTGTACCATATGATTGACCAGTTTCAACTGGGTCATTACCTTCTGCTTCTATTTGGTCAATTCTAAATTTACGTTTAGCATCTTCTCTAATTAGATCTCTATAATCATCATATTGGTCTTCACTTAAGTGGAATAAATGGTCGTAAATATAATCAGATGGGAATAGATTAGTTTCAGTCATTTGTTGAGCTAAATCCATCTTTTCCTTCATTAATGCTACTCTTTCTTGATCATAAATTATTGAAGGTGTAGTTAAATCTAATGTAAAATTAGATAATTGTTCATCTTTATAACCTTGAGTGTATAAATGAACTAATGCTATTTTATATAATTCTGATATTATTATTCTTTGTATTCTTTCAATTGTACGAGCAAATCTAATATCTTGGGCAGCTAATGTAGCTTTACCATCTGTATTTTCATCATAACCCATAAATGCTTTAGGTACTTTAAGAGCAGCAAATAATTTATCTCTTAAATACTCAACATCTTGAATACCATCCCATTGTAAACCATTTGCACTTTCAATTTTAGTACTCGCATCATTACCCCTTAAAGGAATATAAAAATCTTCCAATAAGTTTTGCATGTTATAATTTAAGTTATACTCACCTGTTTTTTCATCTACATGAGGAGTACGCTTAAGTTTACTTAAAGTTTTTTCCATAAAGGCATCTACCTCATTTGGAGGGATAGATCCAACATTCATATAAAAAATACGTTTTTCTGGGGCGCGGACAATCCTATGAATTAACATAGCATCTTCCATTAAAATGTATTGTTTAAATAATTTACGAGCTGGTTCAATATAACTTCTACCATATGGTAAAAAATTCATATCTGTTAATAAACGGAAATGAGCCATTTCATAATTATCAAATATAATAGCATTTGGTTGGTTTTCTTGATTTGGAACATTATAATATCCATAATCTGAAGCTGCAATACCAGCAGGATCAAATCTAAACTTAACATCCATAGCATTTTCAGTATTGCCTAAATCTCCTCCTTCTATTCTTTCAATGTGAAATGCTGTATAAGGGATTACATTATATACTCCATACTTTTCTGCTATTTCTAATTTTAAGAAAAAATCACCATATTTGGCTAGGTTTCTAACCCAAGGCCAAAGGTTAAATTCAATGTTTAAAACATCATAAAATAAGTTGTATAGTATTTTTTGAATATCTTCATCTGAGGATTTGATTGTTAACACCTCTCCATACTCATTTTTAAGAGTAGATTCATCAGCTATGATATCTAAAGCAGATGCTACAATTGCATCTGTATCCATTGAATCATATTCAGCATAAAGTTGAGGTCTTAAATATTGATAATTATATCCAGCTTGTTGACCCCATAGTGAGGTTGATGAGTTAGAATATATTCTATTAAATCTATCTACTAGAGAATTTGTTTCTATTTCCCCCGATTGTTGCATTTTATTAACATCAAAGACTTTAAGTTGATTACCTCCAGCATTACGTATAATTACGTCTGTAGAGAATAATCTTCTTAATCTTGAAAATAAACCTGTATCTGCCATGTTATTATTTTATTATAAATATATTATAAAAGCCATTTAATGCTTTCGTTTTTACCGCCAACATCCATACCATATGGATTACTAACACCCTTATTACCTGAAAAACCACCACTATATGGTGATTTATTTGATTTTATATTCCCCAATGCTGCCCTAGCCATATCTAAACTTTGCTGTTGGAATTTCAATGATGTATCTCGTAGAAACATACCTATCCCAAATGACATAACCAAGTCATCATTGTAGCCTGTTTGAGCTTCTGGTCTTCCATTCCTCCAAACAAATACTTTCATTTCTTCTATTAAACGTTTTGAGCGAATAGTCACGGATTTATCACCAACAAATTCTCTAAATTTATTAATACATAGAGGTCTTGTTCTCATTGACATAGTAAACCCAGGTACCATTTCTGAGTTACCTTCATATACTCTTAAATATGATTCTGCTGTACGCTGGTCGGATTTTGGTGATTGGTATAAATTTCTATATCCTCTTTCTCTAATTGCATCTAATGTTGCCCATCCAATATTAGCATTTTCTACTACTAACATTGCATTGTTATACTCTGTAGCTAACCCTGTAAGAAAGAATCCAAATTCTTTTGGAGGCATTTGTCCTTTATATTCAGCTACTTGAGTATTAGTTGCTATATCCATTACATGACATGCTGAAAAATCTTTACCATCTCCTCGAGCAACATCTGCTACTACCATATATTCTCTTGAATAATCTGCATTTTCCCAAACCCATAGATTTTGATCAACACCCCTACGTTCTACTGGGTCTTGAATAGTAGTTTCTTGTAAAAAATCAATCCATTCAGAATGAAATACTATATCACCTGATGTGCTAAAATCACAATCACATTCTTGGGCTGCTAATCTAGGATCACCTAATAATGAATCTTGTGCATCTCTCCATTCTTGGTTTCTTTCAGGGTGAACCCACCAAGGTAATTTAATAGGTAAAAATTGATTTTCATTTGATTCAGCATTAACCCAAGTTTTATGGAACCAATTTCCAGTACCATAAGGTGTAGATAATACAATAGCACCACCACCAGTTGCTAGTGTTTGTTGAGCTGATGCCCAAATTTCCCCAATATTATCAATAAAAGCTGCCTCATCAACTAATAGTAAAGATACTGCTTCGGATCTACCTGCATCACTTGAGGCTGAGGTTGCTTTGATTATAGACCCATTTTTTAACCTAAGTGATAGTTTGTTATTTTCATCTGCTTTTATGGATAACCATGATGGTAAATTGTCATACATGAATTTTACCTTAGTAACCATGTTACGCGCTGTCTCTTGTTTAGTCGCGATACATAACACATTTTTATCCTTATGGAATAACATTAACCACAGAGAATAACCTGCTGATAATGTAGATATACCTAATTGTCTTGATTTTAATATAATTGAATAGGGGTTATCTCTAAGTAAATGTAAGGTTTTTTCTTGGAATGGGTATAAATTAAATTGTATTCTACCTCTTTGGGGGTGTTGGATAAAACAGTACTTTTTCATAAAATGGACTGGATCTTTAGCACATTTTAAATATTCTTGTCTTATTACTTGTTTTAAATCCTGACCCATTATTTTTTACCTAATTTCATATAATAGCTAGCTGAAATAATTGGTTCGAAGTTTTCATTAACTCCAATTCCCAAGCCATATATGTTTTTTCTTTTTGATTTAAATAATATTCCTCCACCTAAATAGTTAATTTGGTTTCTATTACCAGCTACATTTAACCCCCAATAAAATTCTCTATTATTAAGATATATCTTTTTAGTTACTGTTGTTGTTGGGATTAATATATTAGATTCAACTGCTCTTCTCCATACTGTATTTTTATAAATTGTATCGGTTATAGTTACTACACCTAATGAATCTAATTTAATTTCATCTACAAAAACATTTTTAGCATAATAATCTTTTAATACTTCTAATGTATCAATTGGAACGTTTATTAAAATAGAATCAACTTCAGTAACTATTTTAGTTTTCCATTTAGGAATATAAACATTTTTTGTTATGGTTATAGTATCCCATTTAGTTTCTACCTTTGTAATAACTTTGGGTTCAATACTTCCCCCACCCCCATCACAAGATCTCATAAAAAGAATAACTACAACTAATACTACTATAAGTAGTGTTTGGATATTTTTAAAGAAGGCCTTCAAGTTCTTTCTTTATTTTAGTTAACTCTTTTAAACGAGATGTTAACTTATCTTTTTCACTACCATCAGCATTTTTCCATTTTTTAACTACTGACTTCATTTCTTTAGTTGTTTGTTGTAGTTTATTAGAAATTTTAGATATAGAATCTTTTTTACCAGCCTTTAAATCTTTAGAAGATGGTTCTTCTTCATCTTCCTTCATCAAATCCTGAGTTTTTTCTAGTTCTTTATTCAACTCAGCTTGAGCACTTGTTTTGTCTTGAATATCTTCTGCTGTTTCTTCAGATAAAATTTCAATAATTTCTGCTTTAATAGAATCTCTTAAGGTTGATTTTTTCATTATAGTGTATTTTTGTTATAAATATCACAAAGAAATTGCTTGTTTAATTAATTTTATACGTTCTTCAGTACTACCCGATATAGTATATAGATTTTTTATTCTATGTCTATATCTATTTAGTAGTTTAGTTATTGAAAAATCAATTGATTTCCTATATTCAGCATCAGTTTCTCTTATTCCATTATTTTCAATTTCAACCCCTTCAGGTGAAACATAAAAAATATAATCATATTCTTTAATCAATCTAGATGCCAGTGTTTCAAAATCATCTTTATCAATAGCATCCATAGATGTTGAACAATTAGAAAAAGCCATAACATCAATAATTGTTCTATCTGTAATAATATCCTCATACATTAGTTCACCTGCTCTCTCAGCTAAAAACACACATTGACCTTTTAATGTTGAATCAGTATTTAATGGAATACCTTGATCCATTAATTCCTTAGAGCGTTCTGTTGTAAATTTATAACCCTTAAATTCTGGTATATTTTCTAGAGCATTAACTAGGGTTGTTTTACCTACACTCATTGTACCACATAATCCTATTTTCATAACTTATTTATTTAAAATGGTAAGTTTTTAGGTTCTAATTGTGATGAACCTTTTCCTACTCTATAACTATCATTGTCAAAATGTTGAGTGGATACTTCAAATATACAACTTCCTTCTTCAAGGGCCAACATTTGGTGGGGTTGTCCTGGTAGTAAATGGATACAATCACCTTCTTTTACTATTATATCTATTTGTTCAGCTATTTCTGTATCAATGTAGGTATATTGGAACTTTCCTTTAGAAATATACCATGCTTCATCTTTTAACAGATGGTAATGCATTGAAAATGATTTATCTTTTTTGAATACTAATAATTTACCACAATAAAGTTCATTATTAATAATCCATAGTTCATGACCCCATGCTTTTTCATGACGTTCACCTTGATAAGGCATAGCTTGTAGTGTGTGATCTCTCATATTAGTTTCTATTTTCTCCTGCTCTACCTTTCATGGTTTTATACCAAGGTAAACCTTCACGTTCTTTCATAATTTCTTTAAATTCTTCAGGATCAAATTCAATTCCATTTAAAAAATATCCTTTTTGGAATTCAGAATCCTTGCTAAGGGGAACAATTGCGGGGTTATCCCATCTATGATGTTTGAAGTGTTCTTCACCTTCCATTTTTATTAAGTAATGTCTTGCACCCTTATACTTAATTACTTTTTCTTCGTAAAGTTTCACTTGATTTGATTTTTTTGCCATAACTTTTATTTTAATGATTTATTTTAATATGCTCTAAATATACGAAAGATATTTCGCTAATCCAAGTTTTTTAATATACTTTCTGCTACATATGTCCCTTGTGCTCCTGATACTGTTATACCTCTAGCTGATAGAGCATCACCAACAAAGTGTACATTAGGATACTTGGTGAGGGCTAAATTAGTATAATCGACAAGTGGCTCAGGTGATAAATACTTTACTTCAGGTATATAAATACCCCAATCATCTTTAAGTGTTGGAAATACTTTTTTCATATCTTCAATAAAATCATACACATACGCAAAGTATGGTTGCATTGCTTTTGTTATTTTATGTAATGTATCTACTTGTATAGCTGATACATTTACACCTTCAGATGTTGTTGATGGTTTTCTACTGGGGCTATAATATAATCCTGTACCATCTATTTGTAATTTTTTAACTACATCCCTAGACCAATCAAATGGTTTATCAATACCTTGTACTTCCATTAATATACCAAAATTGGTCATATCATTTCGGAACGCCTCATCTTTTTTAGCGTGTCCATTATATGAATGGTCACCATATGTTTCTTCTACAGCAACATAAGCTGCGTTGTTGTTTGTACAGAATGAACGTAATGATACTCCCTCATCTTCATATTTTCTATATAATTTGAAATCATAAGATACATCAATTAATTTTTGGAAGTGTTTTTGTGGTGCTTCAAATCGAACACCTATTTGTACTGGTTTTGGTTCAGTTGGTAAGTCGTATTTTTCAGCTAATACTTTACCAAAGTCAATACCTGATTTGCCTACACCAAATATAAGTTCATCATATTTCATTTCATCTACTGCTCCTATAGATACAATTTGATTTTCAAAATCAATATCTGTAACTTTGGTTTCCCAAATAAATTCAACACCACCATCAACTAAGAAATCATACCAATTTTTACCTATTTCATGTAAATAATCAGTACCAACGTGCCATACAGGGAATAAACGTAAACCGAAATATGGTTTAATAAATTCTGGTTCTGCTATTGGGTTTGAACATTGTACTTCTTCTGGTTTAGGGTGGAATCGTTTAAAATTATCTATCACCTGATCAAATAATTCCATTGCTTTTTCTTCACCACAATATTTAGATAATTGTCCTCCAATTGAAGTGTGATAAGTTAATTTACCATCAGACCAACCTCCTGCTCCTAAGAAACCTGTCATTACCTCTTCATATGGTCTTAAATATGGATCTTTACCCATATCAATTATGGTAATTTTACCTTTAAAACCATTGTCAATTAGCTTAGTAGCAGCATTTACATTTGCTACACCTGCTCCAACCATTACTACATTTTTACTCATTTAGACTTAAATTTTATTTGTTATTAATATACGAAAAAAAAATGTGACCTCCAAATAGGAGGCCACAGATCTCAAAATTGATTTTATATAATCGCTTGGCTATGAATCAAGCTGTTTGTTTTAGTTTTTAATAATCATAATCATCATCATAATCATCATAATCTTCTTCTTCAAATTCATCATCCTCAAATTCAGGCTCATAGTCATACATATCTTCACTATTAGGAGTATATTTACCTCGTCTTGATTCAATATGATCTAAAATAGCATCTAAAACATCTTTGATTGTTTGCTCATAATTAGTTCCTTTACTAAATAGAGTACTAACTAATGATTTAAGAGGATGATTAGCGTTAACTAAAAATGAATGTGCTGGTCCTGCTGTTTCAGTTCCATATCCTGTATGATATTCATCTCCGTCATTATAATAACGGTAAACTATTCTATTAATAGCTCTTAGCATTTCACCTTCTACAGTATCTGATTTGCCAGATCCTGAAACTAATTCATCATATAAAGGTTCGTTTCTATCTTCTAATTCTTTACCTACGAATTCCTTTAATAGCTTACCTTCAGCTAAATATTTTCTTAAATCGAAGTTATCCATTTATTTAATTTTTAATGTTTGTTTTAGATAAAAATTTAACTATTTTTTTTAATTTTTCATTATCTGTTCTACCAGCTAAACCTTCTAAATAATCTAAGTCATGTTGGCTTAAACCATGACCTTCTTTAAGGGTGTTAGATTCTTTCATTAAATAAAGACTTTGGTTTTTATCCCATTCATAATTTTTAGGATCAAACCCTTTTAATTTTTTAGCTTTTTGATATTCTGATGATGATAATTTAGATTGTTTTAATAGCTTACCTTCAACTAAATATTTTTTTAAATCGAAATTATTCATTTTTTTATTTTTTCTCAATTATTACTTCATAATAATTTCCAGATTTTCCACCTATTTTAATTACTGGGAATTTATCTTTCATTTCTTCCATAATTTCCTTATCAAAAGGCATATAAACATAAAAAGCTTCTTTACCATCACTTTTATAATTCATATCTCCTTCACCACCATCCCAAATAAATGCTTTACCTTTATCACCAGCTTTACTATGTCCTTCATTTCCACTTTTAACAGCTTCAACTTCTAATCCTTTATTTTGTAAAAAGGACTTAGCCATATCTATTTCCTTAGCTTCTTTTAGTAATACACCCTCAGCTAAATATTTTTTTAAATCGAAATTTTCCATTTTAGTTTATTTTATGTATTTTTAATCTTAACTTTCCAGTTCCTTTAATAGCTCTATGCCATTCATGTTTTGGTATAAATATACGACCCTTAAGTGAGGTAGGCAAGGAATTATCAAGTTGTAGTTTCCAATCAGTTTCATCTATAATTTCAACTAATCTATCTTCATCATCACGATGCCACATTAATTCAATTGGGTCTATATTATCCCCAAATTCACGAATAATATACTCATCTGTGACTTCTATGTCAGTGTATGGTTTCATTATCCAGCTTTTTTCTGTATTATAAACCATTCTGCTCCATCTGACCATACCATAATACCCTCATATGCTTTATTTATTACGTAAGGGTCTGTACTTCCATCTAATGTTTGACCTCCTGTTGGAGTTAAATCAACATGATGACTAGCATTGATAAAGGTTGAATCAGAAATAAATCTTATTGTTCTATAAGTATTGTTAGCATTTGTTGCATCCGGTAAATTAAGAGTAACATCGGGGTTAGTACCCCCACTCCATGATAATTCAACCATTGAAGCATTTTGATATATTGTATCTGATAAATTTATAGTATCACCTGCAGATACTGTTATTGGTACTGGTACTATATATGAATTATTAGTATTAGTTTGGTTATAGACTTCAATTGAGCTACTTACATAGCTTGTTACATCATCTAAAGTAGTGTATTTAGTTACACCACCTTGTACATCAGCAAACAATTCATCTCCTTGTAAGGTAGATGAAGCTGGTAATCCTGAAATTGGTAAATTAGGCATAAGCTGTTATAAAAATTTTACTATTATCTTCTTGTTCTAAATCAAATAAATCTTCTTGGAGAAGAAAACCTACATTTTGAATAGTTTTTTTCTTCTTTCCCCCTTTATTACATTCAAGCCAGTTTAATTGTTGGATATAACATTGGCGCTGGTTTTGTAACTCATTTAAATATTGATTGTAGCGGTTTACCTGCTCATTAAGAGGTAAATTACGCACTTCATTTAATTGAGTAAATTGAGGCCATAATATTTCATTAAAGATATCCATTACCAGAATCCACCAAAATTAGATTTAAGTCCTAATAATTTGGCATATCGAGGTAATCTACAACTCCAATATCCTGCTTTAGTTTTATCTTTTTTAGTTGAGCATTTGTGACGTTTAGCGAATGCGTTACGTGCTTTTTTATCGTTGATTTTAGCTCTTAAACCACCTGAACCAAAACGTACTGTTTTAATTTTCTTGGTTTTTGGATCTTTAACATAAACCTTATATGCTTTACCTCCTGAAGAGTCGCGCATTGGTTTATTTAATTTTTTAGTATTTTTTTTAACCGCTTCATCTATTCTATTTTTTACTAAAGTAGCATTTTTACCTGTCATGTATTTTAATTCCATACCATATTTGGCAGCAATTTGGGCAAGTTGTTTTATTTCGTCAGGATATAACGTATAATCCAGTTCAACTTGTAAGCTACCATCATATGAAGATACAAATATATCATCTATCCAACTAATACTTGGTCTTAATGATTCAAGTTCTTGTTTAATTTTTAATAATTTATCGTCAGCTTCATTTAATGTTGAGAAATCTGGTCCTCCTGATTGTGAAAAATCAAAATGACTGCTAAGATGTTTTCTAAATATATCAAAATCATTTTTATCAAAAGCTAAGAATTGGCCATTATTTAAATTTCTATAAACACCTGCTCCACCTGATTCTTTACCTGTATATCTCCACATTCCGTTTGTGATAACAGTATCTTGGTATCTTATGTTTTTATCTAAATCAAAATCTGGGTAGTTAGAATTGGATTCATTTAATTGACTTCTTAAAAGTGATTTCCAATTAACCATTATTTGAGCCACTCCTTTTATAAACTCCGGACTTTTTAAATCACCCTTAAATTTACCAAATAATGCTCTTAATTCTTCTCTAAATTCAGATACTGATCCTGTTGGTTCGAATGGAATAGAATCTGGATCCTCTGGGTTTCTATTAAAACCACTATAACGGGTAACTTCATTTAATATTTTTAATGCAACATTAGATGGTTCATAGAACCAATTTTTCTTATCTTTACTCTGTGTCAGAACTATATCTTCACCCTCTGGTGTTGAGATTGTATATTCTCCAATTCCTGTATTTTTACCACCATACCCTTTAGGTATTTTTGGCATTAACCTCATTAACTTATCGTCAGATATTTTATTAGTTTCATTTAATGATTTTTTT